TGAAGCCACCGCCGCTGCTGCCAGCGCTACCATGTGCCGCCTCATCCGCGCCCGCTGGCCGGAGTGTCCGCTGCCGGAGGTGGCGGCATGACCCACCTAATCCGCGCCCTCTGGGCGCTCTCCGACGCCGCCGGCCAAGCCGCCGTGTGGCTGATTGACCGGCGGCAGACACTGGACGAGTGTCTGCTCGCTGCGGCCTGGGTGGTGATGCTGGTGGTGTATATCGTGATTTTCTAAGGAGAGATATGAATATTCCTGACATCGTTGAGTACCTGAAGGCGACACTCCCCGGAGTTTCCGAATATTATGATGACGCCGTAATGGCTGGTATCCATGCACTCGAGGGGGCGACCATCAGAGCCGATGCGTCTCTAGACAACGTAGAACGCCTGCTGGCTGAGGCGGACCAGCACAACAAGAAGCCCAAAGGTTACCCGGCAGCATACTCCCGCGCCGCTCGCGCCCTCGGCATACTATGGCTGCGGAATCATGCCGCCAAGATCCCCGAAGGCCGGCTTAGCTTCGCTTACCGAGACGGAGCTGAGGCGCTGGAGGTAGGCTATGGATGGAACCCAGGTTATGCGGCCCTTATAACCAGTGAGGCTACCTGGCGCAACGGGAACAGGTTCCTACTTCAGGTCGCGGATGCGCTGCGTAAGCCGAGATTCTGGAATCATACGCTAAGTTCTCAGTACCGATACGAAGTCGACGGTACGCCGCCGCGAGAGGATTACTCCGAGATTAGTCTTGAAAAGGAGTCTATCTCGCACTACGGGTACTGGAGGCTAGCGTGGTTAGGCAAGTATTCCATCCCCCATTTCGTCGTCGTTCCGCCGGGGATGTACCCGCCGGATACCACCACGCTTATCCGTGCGAGGGCGAGCACGCGGGGCGGGATTTTGACCGCTTATCTGGACATCGCTATGAAGGAGAACGAAAATGACTGAACTTGAACTCGCCGGCGCCATCATCGCCGCGCATGAGAAGCCGGCCTACGCCATCCACACGCGGTACTTCCCGCGCACGCGGAACCTGCCCGCCCGCGTGAAGGCCTGGACCGCGCAGGAAACCGCCTGGGCGGTCTACAAGGACGACAGCAGCCACTGGCAGGCGATGCGGAAAATCCGTCCGGTTGGGGAGCACGCCGTGGGCTACAACGGTGACGGGTATACGTTTGTGCTGGTGGGCCATGAATAAATACCGCCCCCTCATCGTATTCCTCATCGACTCCGCGCTCTTCGCGCTCATCCTCCTCGGCGTGCTGTTCGCCTTGGGGTTGCGATGAGACCTCGGTACCGGGTCCGACTCCCGGAGCCCAAACTCAGCGACCCCGTCCTCGCGAATAACTTCACCATCCCCCCGGATTTATCCGATGTCCATACCGACTTCCTTGTCTGGGAGCTGGAGCGCCGGGAGGTACTGATCCGGGGGAAGGAGGAGCAGTGGACGGTCTGCCAGAAGTGTCGGAGGTTCATCCGCACCGCGCAGCTACGGTATAGCTGCGAAACGAAACACCTGCCACCAGGAGGAAAACGAGAATGGGATATCGATCCGAATTTGATTTTGTCGGCCAAGCAGAAGGACCACGCCCGCGCACGGGCGAAGGCATCGAAGGAGCTCCAGGAACTGCGGGAGCAACGCAGGGCCATGAAGGAGGATCAGGAGCGCCTCGCCCAGGAGCGGCAGAGAGCGGAGGACGCCCGAGCGACCCTCGAGCAGACGCGCCGGCTTGCCAAGGGCAAGCGGGTGTACTCGGTGCTCAACCCGCGTATACGTCCTTCCGTCAAGAAATCGCGGCCTGCCTGACGAATCTGTTCGGCGACGTGCCGCGGGAGCATGAGATTGCTATGTTCGCCGGCATCGTTGACCGGGAGGTTCAGCGGATGCTGGCGCTGGAGATCAGCAAAGGCGTAACCCAGGTCCTCGAGGCCCGTCTCGCCGCGCTCACGCCGACTGAACGGAAGCTGCTGCACAACGCGAAGGTGAACCAGGCGAACCGCGCCGGGAGGGGGGTTCGATGAGGCGGCGACGGAGAAACAACGGCTCCGACGCAATCGTCGGGGTACTACTGATCCTGCTGTACCTGCTGACCCACATGAGGCCAAACTGATGACCCTCGCCCACCACTGGACCCGGTTCCGCTCGGAGAGGGCGGGGCCGATCCTCGATTGGAAACGATTCGAACTGGCGGCCTCTCACTACGAACCACTAATGCGCCTCACCCCCGCGAAGTGGACGCACCAGGAGACGGACAGGGTGACGCAGAAGCTGGACCTGAGCCCCGGAACCATCCGCCGGGACCTCGCCTGCCTGCGCGTGTTCGCGACGTGGCTCGTCCGCGCCGGCCACCTCCCGGCTGTCCCGCTCTGGGAGGTTCCGGCTGCCCCGCCTCCGCGCTCCCGGTTCCTGTCACCGGAGGAGATGCGGGCGATTCTCGCCGTCCCGGCGCCGTGGTGGTTCGATGCAGCAACCCGGCTCGCGATGGCCTCCGGCCAGCGCATCGACGCGGTGCTGACGTTGCGTTGGGACCAGATCCGCAACGGGATCGTGGACTTCACGCTGGGGGCGGGTCCGCGGCAGAAGCGGCGCGGGGTGATTCCGGTGATCCCCGCTATCTCGGAGGTTCTCGCCCGGTGTCCGCGAAACGGTGACCATGTGATCGGCGTCCGGTATCACGTCTACCTCGCCGAGTGGCGGCGGGTATGCAAGGTGGCGGGGGTAGTCGGGGCCACGCCGCACTGCATCCGGCACGGGGTGGCAACGGCGCTGATATCGTCCGGGGTGCCGCTGATCGAGGTGTCCCGCATGCTCGGCCACTCAAACGTAGCGATCACGCAGAAGGTCTACGTCAAGTACGACCCGGACTACACCCGGAATGCCACTGAGCGGATGGCTGGGCTGCTGAAGTAGCACACAGAAAAAACCCCCGTGGCGTGAGCGTCGCCGCGGGGGTTAACGTACAAGGAGATGCGGGAGGAAGAGCACCTCCCCGCCTTGGAGGAGATACCTCATGGTATCACAAATCACCCACCCGGAACCAACCGCTTCCGAATCTCCAGGATTCGCTCGGACAGTTCGATCTTTCTCGCCCGGATATTGTCGAGTTCCGGCTTCGCCTGCGTGCCGGTAACGCGACCCATGCGAATATCGCGCCGCAGCGCCCGCTCCCGTTGGTTCAGCGCGGTAAGCGCCTGATTGATCGGCTCGATGGCCTGATCGAATCCGGCCTCGCGGGTCAACCGCTCCCGCTCTGGGGCCTCCATCGCTGTACCCTCACGCAGCCGAAGCCGGAGTGATGCCGCGGCCTGATCGGCGAGGTCGCGGATCTCGTAGGCTTCCGCCAGCTTCCGCCCGCCGTCCCGCCGCGCGAACAACGTACCCACGACGGGCATCTCGGCGGCCTGCCTGCTCTCGAGCGAAGGCGATGCCTGCGGGTTAGTGGCGAAATCCAGGGTCTGCCAGAGGTAGTTCATGGTCGTGCCGCTGTATCCGCGCAGCATATGATCCGCCTGAATCGGCGACAGCACGCCATTGGAGTACTCGGAGATCGCCTTGGCGACTTCGGTGGTGCGCTCGTCGTAGCGGTCGGCGATCTCGAGTCGCTTCATCCAATTCGGTTCGACGTTCTTGCCGCGGAAGCTGTCGAAGTTGGTGATCTTGGCCTCCACAAACGGCTTCACCGCTTGGGGGACGACGTCGAACTTCATCGTCGATTCCATGAAGCGAAGGAAGCTATCAAAGAACGCCTTGCCATCGGCGGTGCCGTTCATGAATTGCGCCATCTTTTCCGGCACCACCTTGACGAACCAGCCCAGCTCAAACGGGATCGGAACACGGATAGCCCCACCATCCGGCAGAGGAACGAACCAATTGTTTTCTTGCTCTTCCTCGGACGCCGACCGATAGGCCGGGTTGTTCTGGATGGCGGCCGCGTAGGTCATCGACAGAGCAGCGAGCATAGCGCCACGGGTGTAGAGTTGCCGGCGCATCGTGGGGTTGTCTTTCGTTGCAGCCCCACGGTACAGCACGTCAGCGCCCTGGATGCGGGCGTTCTGGAAGGGGATTAGCGCCGACAGCGACCGCATGATGACGTTCGCTCCATGCCTGTTGAAGTTCACCAGTTCGCGGGCCTCCGATGCCGCCTGCGCCTTCGTGTAGCCTTTCTTGAGGAGGTTCTCGTAGACGACGATGCGATTGGCGGCCTCGAATCGCTGGTTGAAATCCTCGAAGGCGCGGATGCCCTTCGACACCGCGCCAAGGAGCGAAGAGTCGAGCATCGCACGGGCCTCCCGCGCCGTGCCTTCGCCCCCGCCCTCGCCGCGGATGTTGCTGGACACCACGCCGAACCGCTCGAGATCGCGGAACGACTCTGATCGGGTGAGCGCCTTGCGGACGCCGTCGAGAGCCGAGATGATCGGCATGTCGGTATAGCCTTGGGCGAAGACCTGCTGCGAGTCGCGGATGAGGTTGCGGATGGGATAGATGGGCGAGAAGACTACTGAGGCGCGGAGCGCATCGGCGGGTATCGCCAGCAGCTTGATAATGTCACTGAGCGGCTGCGGGGCGTAGGTGACGCTCTCGTAGAGTTCTTTGTCGAGAACGGCCATGCGTTTCTTCTGGCCGTTGACCCATACCTGGACGGTATTCTCGTCTCCCTTGCGAGCAGGGCGCATGTAGCCGGCCTGGATGCCGTCGCGGCTGACGCGGTTCATGGCCTCATTCTTCAACGCCATGGTGGTCAGCATCTGGACGTTCTCGACGTAGGTAGCGAGGGGATCTGCTGCTTGCCCGAGGCCGCCCTTGAGCGCCTTCAGCTTGGGGGCAGAGGCGAGGCTCGCCCCGCCGGCAGTGAAGCGAACATCGCCCTCGGGCGTCTCACTGATCCGCAGGTAGGGGATATACATGTCGCGCTTCAGTCGTTCGCCCTCTTCCTTCGAGAATCGCCCGGAGGCGACGACCGCATCGATCATCCCATCGTTGAATTGCTTGTGCTCGGCGGCGGCCTGCTTGATTCCTGGCTCGTTCCCGTAGCTCAGGTACTGCCGGATCTGCGCCGGGGTAAGCTGCTTCTCGCGCTCACCGAGGGCGGTGGAGCGAAGTCCAGCGAGATAGTGGAAGAACTTGTCCAGCTTCCCAGCCTCGGCCATCCGGGTCATGTAGCCATCGGAGCCGAGCGGATGCGGCCCTTCGCTCGCGATGAAGTAGCCGTTGCCAGCCTTGCCTTCGAGTTTCAGAGGCCCGAATTTCAGGTTCGCGATGGCCTGATCGTTGGCTACGTCGAGGCGGCGCACGGCTTCTTCGCTGGAGATCTCGGCTTTGCCGATGGTCCCTGCGGCGCGAGCTAACTTGGCGAAGGGGGCGCGACGGTCGATGACCGCCGTTCGCGTCTCACTCAGCGAACTGGGACGCAACTGTAGCTTCTCAGCTGCGGTCTGGGCGATGGATTTGCCTGGTTCGGGCGGCGCGAAGAACGGGTTGGGTACCGGCTCCTGCTCGATGGAGAGGCGGGGGACCGGGACGCCGGGACGGATGGTGATGGCGTCAGAGGGGGAGATATTCTCCGAGGAGAGTGGGCGCGATTGCCGTCTCTCCTCCGGAGTCATGAACTGGCGGGCTTGGACGTCGCGGGACTCGATTTCTCCTGCGATGTTCTTGTATAGTTCAAACCCCTTGTCCTTGACCAGCTGATTGATCGTATCTGGATCGCCGCGTCTGATCTTTGAGAGTTCATCCTGAGCGGCCATGAACTTGGACTCTGCCTCATCCAGCTTGTCTTGCTTAAATTCAAGAGCCTCTCTTGTTTTTGTCCGGATGTTTACTTTTTCTCGAAAAGTTAGCTCAGATACTCCACGATCTTTTTTGATTCGATCTGTTATATCTTTCAGTGCCTCTGCTAACAACCCTATTGAATTATTGTAGTCTTCAAGTGAGCCGGATTTATTGTAGTACGCCTCTCGTGCTAATTCTTTCTTCCGCTCCGCCAACTTATATTCTTTCACGAAAGCTGGATATTTCTTTTCCAGATCTCGCAGGTTAGCCATAGATGACTTTAGATCAAGAACTTTTTGAGCCTTCTCGTCTAGTCCTTTTTGTTTCTCATCCATCGCGCTGAGGATAATTTTCTCAATTTTATCCTTAGGTGCTTGCTCTACTGCAAGGTTCTCGTTTCCTCCGGGGGCAAACCCCTCCTTGGTCTGAATCCAGTGCTGGATCTCGTGGAGCATAGTGCCCCCTGGATCTTTGGCGTACGGGGTGATGTTGAGGATATTTCTTTCCTGATCAAAGTATCCTTGCAGCCCTCTAAAAATATCAAAAAACCCTGGTTGCTTGATAACTCTTACTTTCTTCAGCTCCGGATACGCCCGAAACAGATCCGGATGGTCCAGTGCTTCTTCAAGAGGGATTTCCTTTAGTTCGGCATATCTGCCAGACTCTGGAAGATCCCGGAATGCTTGGGTCAGCGATGCTCCCTGGTCCCCTACCTCATACCGCAGCATCTGGTCATATGGGTTTCGGAACCATCCCGTTGCGAGCCGGATCTTTTCCGGGTCCTCGCCCGACTGCTCCATCTTCATCGCCGATTCGCGGAATGAAGCGATGCGAGCGGATTCAGCCGGGTCTTCTGAGTACGCCCGCTCCCCAACGTAACTGAGTCTGGCCCGCTCCTCCGGAATCGCATATCCCTCAGAATCCGTCTTCCCCAGAAGGTCCTCAAGGTCGCGCAGGTTCGTGGAGTCCGCCGTATTCGATGGAGTGCTCGCGGTGCGCGTTCCGGGCAACTGCCGTCTTCCAATCTCGCCAGCCCGGAACGCGCCGATGACCTGCTCGGGCGTCTCCAGGCCACGCTCCCGGAAGAGATCCCCCAGCTTCGAGAATACGGACGTGGTCTTCTCGACCGCGGCAGCGGCTTGCCGGGGCAGATCCATGCGCCCGTCGATGTACTTCTGTATCCCTCGGGCGACCGCCTCTTCAGCGAGAGCCTCGGGGTCGTTCTTGTAGAGATCGGCGTAGAATTTCCGCTCGTCGTCGCTGAGGACTGCGCTCGGGGTCAAGGTGTTCTGAAGTAGGTTCCATTCAGCCTTACTGAAAATCCCAAGTTCGACCAGGGAATGTACGACCTCATGGTTGAGGGTCGAGCGAAGCTGGTCAGGAGACTTCCCGGCAAGTGCAAGGGAGATGATGCGATTGGCGTACTGGCCGGCGACATCCGGGCTTCCAAGGGAATCCACGAGCCTCGCCGAGACCAGGTCGTCGACACCGAGAGACTTGAGTTCTGCGTGGATCTGGAGCGGCACCTCCGGGACCTCGCCGCGGGCGATACGTTGCCGGAAGGCTTCGACGGTGATCGGCGTTGGGGTCTCGGTCGCTGGGGGCTCCACGCTGAAGCGGGGGCCCGTGGATTCAGGATTGATCCGAACGGTTCCGGGAGACCGAGGGATTGGAGTGGCGTCACCTCGGCGGAGCATGGTGTCGGTGATGGACTGCGCGGTCTCGGTCGAGACATTGAGGGATCTGGCAATGTTCGTGGCGTTAGCCACGCCACGGGTTCCCATCGGCGCCGTAGTCTTCCCGATCTCAATGGCCTGCCGATACTGATCCCGCGTGAACGGGAGGTCGGCGAACTCCCGGACATCGGCGAGTTCCTGCGGTCGGACGGCAGAGCCGAGGCCGGATTCCTGCTTCGCTTGCACGATGGCGAGTTCGTCCGGGTTGAGTTCGGTCAGGTTCCGGTTGAACTCCTCGCGGGCGAGGCGCTGTTGGGCGTCAAGCGCGATCTCGTTGGGGACTCCCGTCTCGGGGACGACGGGGGCTTGGGTACGTCGGGCGGCGCGTTGGCGCTCGGCGCGGGCGCGTTCGACAGGGCGTAGTTCCTCGGCATTGACGCGCTTGAATGTCTCTCGCAAACTCGCATCGCGCTGTTCGGCGGTGCTCACTCGCATCCCTGTCGGCTGCTCAAACTGACTGCGCTGCTCGGCGAGAACTTGCTCTCGCTGCCTGCGTTGTTCAGCTAGGTCAAGGGATGGCTGCGCCGGAGGAGAGGACGCGGCTCTCAGTTGCTCATTGCGAGCCCGCATCTGATCAAGCAGGGCATAGATTTCGTCCTCCACGGTTTGCGGCCGCTGGGCTGCTGTCGATGTGGGGGCAGGGGCTGGCTCAGGAACCGGGGCGCGTTGCGCTGCCAGCAACTGATCGACCACCGACTGACTCTCGGCAAGCCGCTGGGATTCGGCTCGCTGCCGTGCGAGCGCATCCTGGAGGTATGGCTGCTGCGGCCCGAGTTCAAGCGTCTCGGCATACGGCATCGGAGGGACGGGCTGAGACGGGCGGCGCTGTTGTCCGATTAGGTCCAGAACAAGTCTCTCGTCCTGGCTGAGGCTGGGAATGTCCGCTCCGCCTCCCATCATTAGGTCGAGAATAGACGTGATCGGAGGGCGAGGAGCCTGCCGTGGAGTCGGCGCAACGGGCGTGATCGGGACCACGGGCTGAGGTGGCGCCCCCGTCCCCCGCATCTCCCGCGGCCTGTCTCGGAATAGACCGGGGGCAAGCGGATCAACGGCGGGAACGAACCGACCGGACGGCGTGAACTCGCCTGCGCCTCCGAGATCTCCCATGGGGAGGTTGGCGATGGGGAAGACTTCCGGGGGGTTAAGGAATTCACCCAGCGCCTGCTCCGACATAGGCGTTGAGGGGAAGAGTGCAGCGGGTGGCTGCTGTTGCCGATTGAGATCAGCGAGGTCCTGCGCGAAGGCCAGATCTTCTGGGGGGAGTGCGGGCGAAACTGTGGGCGGAGTCGGGGCAGGCCGCGCTCCCGCTCGAGGAATCACCGTGATCTCCGGGTCGCCCGCTTCCGTTCTTCGGATACCGATGGCGTCTTCTGGTCCTGCGGGGACAGCGGGGCCAGCGCCCTGTTGTCGTTGCCGTGCCTGCTCAATGCGCGGCTGCATCTTCCTGGCGACGCGCTGTCCAAGTGTCGTCAGAAGGAAGTCGAGACCGGTCCCTACGGCAGCCCCGGTGCCTGCGGCAGGCAGAGCGCCCTCGAATGTTTCCTGCTGTGGGTTGTATACCTGCTGCTCGATGACGTTCTGGGCGATCTGTTGCCCGAGTTCGGTGCCTCCTTCGAGGGCACCCGTTCCCAGTGCCATGCCCAGCCGCTGGCCTACGGTCTTCTGGGCGAGTTCATTGGCTCCGCGCAGGAGAGGGCTAAATCGGCTGATGAGGCGTTCGGCGGGAATTATGTCGGCCAGCCCGGTCGCGCCTCCCATCATGGCCGCAAGCTGCTCCTGCTCAGGACTCACGGCCATGCCGGCCTGTCGATTCGCGGCGGCTTCGCGGACCTGCTCGGCGGCACCGGAGGAGACTCCCATGCCAAGACCGGCGGCGCGGGCAGCAGTGGACCCGAGGCCAGCCGCCCGAGCATACACTCCTGGCCCGACCAGGGTGCCAAGATTACCGATGAGTTCGCCGATATCACGGCCAGCGGTCTCTCCCTCGAATCGCTTCGTCAGTACGTTCGATAGCTGATTGTCGCGGATGGCGAGCCCAAGATCCTTCAGGAATTCGTTTCCGGTCATGCCGCCGATCCCCTCGGGGACCGCGGAGACGCCTTGAATTATGCCAGACGGGATGCCAGAAAAGACATCCGCAACGAACCGCAAGGGGTTCGGAATCCCCGAGGCGGGAGGGGGGGTCGCGGGAGCAGCAGCCGCCGGATTGCGCGAGGCGAGCGTTCGCTGGATAAACTCCTGCTTTTCCTCCTCAGTGACGCCGACGGGAAAGGTTACAATTGCACCGAGTTCGCGTATGTACTGCTTGTAGGTTGGCTCCATTTATTGACCCCCACGAATAAATGGACCAAAGGCAATACCGTCATCGGGGGGCACTGCTTGACCAGGTCCGCTGAAGTATTTATTCAGGAATCTCTGTAGGCCGGTTTCGCCCCGCGCGGGTTGCGGCGCAGGGGGCTGCGCGGGAGTAGGCCTGGGCGACGGCGTAGGACGGGTAAACTGGATTGGCTTTGTCATTCCGGCTTCCTCCATGATGAATGCCGCGCTCTCGTCAAGCTGCCTGCCCCTCGCTTCGAGTTCGGCGATGCGACTCCTGATTGCCTCTTGTTGATCCGAAGGCGCTGTTAGTAGCCGCTTGGAGAGCGAGTCGATCATGGAGTTGTTCTGGCTGATAGCCGAGTTCAGGAGCTTTACCTGGTCGTCTATCCCAATACCTGCGCCCCCGCCCCCGGTCGTGCCGCCGTACTGCGCCCGCGCCTTAATCTCATCCAAATTAAAGAGATGCTGCTGGTACTTCTGCGCCGCCTCGTCCTGGCTCTTGGCCTTCTGCAGTTCAATTTGGAACCGGCGATTCTCCTTGGCGATCTCTTCGTCCTTGCGCTGTTTCTCCTGAGCCCGAACGTCCTCGTTCATCTGGTTCAGTAACGCATTCCGGCCTGACTGAATCGCCTGTCCCGCCGAAACCCTGCCGTACTGCTCGGCGCTAGCAAGTTGCCCCGCCTCGCGGAAGAGAACGTCATCGCTCTGCTGCCGCTGGGCCTCGACCGCCATACGCTGCCGGAGGAGATCGGCGGCTTCCTTGCGTGTGAAGTCGCGATTCTGGACGTATCCCTGGAGTGCAGATAGCCCGCCCTCGCCGACCGCCCCGAGAAAGTCCGGACGGCGCGAGGCCGCCATCCCGAGGCCTAGACGCATCAACGTCTCCCCGAGGCTCTGTCGTTGGCCGCGGACCTGCTCCTCGCGCTGCTTGAGTTGTTCACTGAGGGCGACAAGCGGAGATTCGCCCCGGATTTTGCGGATACGAGTGAGGGTCTCTGCGATATCTAGAGGTGGCCCCTGTTCTCGTTCGATATCAGCCCTCGTCATGAACGGCATCATCCCCGGATTCGTGACCAGCGGACGCCGCGGCAGGTTCTGCATCCCCGCCAACTGCGAGGCGAAGTCGGAACCCGCTGGGAGAGACTCACTCGCAAGGGTCGGTGGCATCTCCATCGGCAACCCGTTCGCCGCCCGCACCGCCCCGCCCGTTCGCATCTGCTGCGTCTGCTGCGGCTGCTGCGGCTGCTGCATCTGGGCCAGCCGCGAGGACATCTCCTGCGCGACGGTCGTCTGCTGGACGGGGTCCTGGCCCGAGGTGGCCGCCTTTCGCATCGTCTCCCGCCGCTGCATCTCGGCCAGTACGAGGAACGGAGCGATCATCGTTGGTCGTTGCTGCATTTGGACCAGTTCCTGATCCGGTAGCGTCTTGAGTCGTTCGGCCTGCTCGATGAGATTCATATTTTACCCCTGCCGCGATGCGTTGAAAGCGCCGAGTCCTGCCGTTGCCAAGCCGGCGATCTGCGAGAGCGGGTTCGTCCGGTTGAACAGGACCTGCTCCTGATTGAACGACTGCGGCATGTTGTTGACGAGGCCCGTGAGCCAGTTGAGTTGTTGATACGGGAAGTTGCGCTGGTTGATGAAGTCCTGGTAGCCGAGGTCGAGAGCCTGCTGGGTTCTGGCATCGACGCCTGCGCCAGCAGCTTGCAGCGCCTGAAGGTTCTGGAGTTCCATCGCTTGCGCCAGCCGTTGCAGGTCTGCCCGCGACTGCCCGATCTGGTTCGCGGCGAGTGCGGACTGCGTCTGCTGGCCGAGGGCGGCGAGGCGATTCCCGACGTTGCCTTGGGCGGCCTGCTGCTGCAACTGATCGGCCCGCGCCATGGCGTCGAGGAGCGCCTGGTTCTGCGCGAGCCGGGTCTGCTGGTTCGCTTGCGCTGCCGACAGCCCCGACGTGCGCCCGAGTTGCTGGGTGGCGAGGGCGGCTTGCAGGTTCGACTGGCCCGCCGTGAGGCCTGCCTGCTGGTTAGCCTGTTGGGCGGCCAGTTGCTGCTGCGCCCCGAGTTCCTGGACCCCAAGGGCAGCTGCAAGATTGCGCTCGTTCGCTTGCTGGAGCGCCTGCTGGTTCGCAAGTTGCGATTGCAGGTTGACGCCCTGGTTGGACCGAGCGGCATCGAGGAACGCCTGCTGATTCGCAAGGTTTGCCTGTTGCCCGAGTTGCGCCCGCAACTGTGCTGCGTTGAACTGCTGACCCGCTCCGAGTTCCTGGACGCCCAGCGCCGCGGCAAGGTTACGCTCGTTCGCCTGCTGCTGGGCTTGCTGATTGGCGAGACGGGCCTGCAGTGTTGCGCCCTGGTTGGCTCGACCGGCCTCCAGCATGGCCTGCTGGTTGGCAAGGCTTGCCTGTTGCCCGAGTTGCGCTCCGAGTTCCTGTGTCTGGAGCAGCGCCTGGAGATTGGCAAGACCGAAGGCTTGGGCGTTGGCTTGGTTGGCGAGTCCCGCGCCCTGCCGGTTCGCAGCGGAGAACTGAGAGGCCTGATTGATAGCCTCTTGGTTCCGCGCCTGTGCCTGCATCTGAGCGGCGCGATCCCGCTCGAACTGCTGTTGCGCGTTCTCGAAGGCGCTCTGCATCCCACTCGCGACGATGGCGTTGCGCTGATTCGCGAGGTCCCGCGCCGCGGCAGATTCAGCCACCGCCTGCCGGGAACCACCGAACGCCCCAGCCTGGATGGCGCGGGCGTTGCGCGAGGCACGATCCTCCTCGAATCCACGCTGGGCCTGCTGAAGTTGCGTGTCGATGACGGCCTGCTGGTATGGGCTCATGTACGACTGCGGGTTGTTCGCGTCGATGAAGCGGCTGGGGCCGCCCATCGTGCTCGCCTGATACCCCTCGCCCTGTACCTGCATGCCGGCGTTGGAGGCGTTGATATCGCGGATGGCCTGTCCGGTGACCGCCATCGGATTGATCGAGAGATCCGAGGTAGCGATTCTCTCCGGCCCCGCCATCTGGTAGCTGGTTAGCTGCGGCAGCCCGGTGATGCTCTCGCCCTGGACGGAGAGAGGGTTGATGTTGGACGCGGACGTATCGACCAACCGAGGCCCCGCCATCTGGTAGCTGGTTAGCTGTGAGGGAGAGATTCCGGTGGGCGCATTCAGCTGCGGTGCTTCAAGTTGCCCCAGCGTGATATCCCCCGCTTGAAACTGCGTCGGGTTCTGCTGGAGGTACCGCATCGTGTCCTGGAAGGTCGAGGTGATGTCGTTCCTTCCGAAGAGCGTGTCGGCGTTCTGGGCTGCCGAGAGAGCCTGATTTCCTGCCACGTCGAAGACGTCGTTCGCGATACCGAAGTTGGTGGTCGCCTGCCCGGTTGGGGTTCGACCGGCCTGAACCTGACCATACTCGTCGAAGTAGCTGGGGAGCCGCCCGAGGCCAGTCAGGCCGGCGCGGGTGAGGTCCGATACCTGCATCTGGTTCCCCGCGCCAACCTGCCCGAAGTTTCCTCCCATGCCGAGGACCCGCTGCTGTTCGTACCGCTGGTACGGATTCAAGGTGGCGAACGAGGTGTTCGTGCCAGGGGGCAGCCCTTGAACATTTGCAGTGGCGGGCTGCGCCCCGGTCTGGATTAGCTGCTCTGGGCTGGGCTGAGAAGTGGGCGTTGCGGACTGCCCGAGGGACGATAGTCGAGTGGGGCTGGACGGCACGGCTCTCGTCAGGCCCTGTGTTCCCGACTGGGCGAATGGATTGTTCGCCGGAGTGAATAGCCCCTGCTGCGTGGAGGAGGACGGCGTGCCCGTCAATATGCTCTGCGCGCCCGGTCGGCTGAACGGATTGTTCGCTGGCGTGAAGAGGCCTTGCTGCGCCCGCACAGCGCCGCCCTTGGCGAAATTGACAGTGCCGCCGAGCATGCGGATCTCCTGCCTGAGCGCCTCGATCTCTCCGCGCCGGATCTTGTCGTCCACCAGGCCGGCGTTTAGCTGTGCCCCGCCGCCGAAGTCCAGCGTGGCCTGTGACGGAGGGCTTATTGGCCCTCCTGTATTCGTGAACATCAAGCCGCCGCCGAGCCTCGCTGCCAATTGATCGGCTACGCTGCGGTCAGCGTACTGGGTTGGATTGTATCCAGCGGCCTGCGCTGCGGCCGCCCCGGCGAAGTTCTCTGGCTGGTTGCGAGTGAACATCATGTCGCGGAAGCTCTGGTTGGCTGCGGTCGCGCCACCGAAACTAGGCTGAGGCTGCGGTTGAGGCTGCGGCTGGGGCTGCGGCTGGGGCTGCGGCTGGGGCTGCGGTTGAGGCTGACCGGGACGGGGCTGAGGCTGGGGCGGGGGCTGGGGCTGCGGTTGAGGCTGACCGGGACGGGGCTGAGGCTGGGGCGGGGGCTGCATCGCCGGGTTCGGGTTCGTGACGACAAGCGGAGGACCGCTCGGCGGGGTCGTAATCACCCCGCCCACCGAGGTCGGGGGAGGCGTTACCGAGGGAGGAGTCGGGGGAGGAGGGGCCTGCGTTCCGGTGCCAATGCGAACGGGAACCCGCGCAGGGGGCGAGACAGGAAGTGCCGGATACATCCCGCCGATGGGAGACCCGCCAGCGCCGAGATTCACGTCAGAGAGGAACTGTGCGATGCCGCGCTCGATGTCGCTTGCCGACTGCGAAAGGCGACCGCCATCGGCGAACCGCCCAGCCCCGCCCGCAGGCCGTCCGACCGTGTCCCTGAACGCACGCTCAAGCGCCGCCGCGGATTGCGCGAGGCGGCTTCCGCTGCCGGAGTCAAGGTCGATGACGCTATACGGCACGTCAATCGGGGCCTGGACGGTCGACGGGAGCGATGCCGGCGCCTGGACGGTATTCGCTGCAGGTGCCGCAATATTCCCCCACAGGTTTGCCGCACCGGGAAGCTGCGAGCGCCGAATGGCCTCCGGGGTAAACACCAGACCGAATGCCGCGTTTCGCAGCAGTTCAAGGTATGGCTTTACGTCCTGCGATGGCTCGTTGATTACGATCTGACTGGTCTGTTCTGGCATATTAAGCCGGCAGTGCCGCCCCCTTCTTCAATTTCTTCGGCTGTTGCGTGGTGCCGGTGCGCTGCTTGCGGACCCGGTCCATCATGGCGTAGAGTTCCCGCGATCCAGCCTCGCTGCTGCCGTCGCCTAGGCCACTGACAACGTCGGCGGGGACGACGAACTCGCCATCGGAAAGCAGGACCTTCTGGTTACCGCCGATGGAACCCGTGATCATGTCATCCATCCCGGCGCCAGGCCCCATGATCTTGCCGCCGCCCAGCATTTTCTGGAGCGGCGCTTCCGGCGTGCCGGCGTCCTCACTGAGGGATCGTAGCGCCTCGACGCCGTAAGTGCGGATGAACTCGTTGAACGCCTTCTGGGGGTCGTCGCTGTCGCCGCGTAGCGCGTCAAGCGCGTTTGAGAAGACGGAATCCCGCTGGTCCTCTTCGGGCTCAAGGCCGGGGATGCCAGGGATGCCGGGGATACCGGGGATACCGCCCTGGGCCAGTCGCTGCGAGAGTGCGCCTATTCCCATCGGGGCAACGCCCACGGGGGAGAACTGTTGCTGCTCGACGCCCAGGAGATTCGGGGGCGGAGCCATGCTTTCAAGATTGATGATCGGGAACCCGCGCTCGTCGGCTTCCTTTCTGCGGCGAGCATAGAGGGCATCGACGTATTTACGGGCCTCGGATGCTGGGACGTCGGAGTCTTTTTTCTTGCCGCTGGAGATCTTATCGGAAATGACCTTGGTCCCCAACGATGCTGCAAGCGTAGTCAGGAGCGGAACTAAGAACGGTAGTGGCATGGATTCCCCTTTAACTGGTGACGGTCACGGTTCCCATCGTGACGACCATGGAGAAGGACGGAGCAAACGCCTCTCCTTCGCGCACGACCTTCAGGAACCCATTGGCATCGACGTAGACCTGCCCAATGTCAAGTCCGTATCCAGATTCCGCGGCGTCAATGAACCGCAGGGATGCAGCGACTACGTCGCCGGGGTTGTATAGATTAATTATAAGCTGGTTGACGATCTGAAATGCCTTCGAGATGTCCTGGTCGGACCAATCCTTTGGCGGGATGTCAACCGGCTTGATTCGATAGTGACGGTTCACTGTTTACGCCCATCCTCGCGGATGTCAAAGCGCGTTGTGCCAAGGCGCCAGCCCAGATCAATCGTATTCGAGGACACGCGAAGCGCGAACTGCCTGGTCCGAACCCGGACGAAAAGTTCCTTCGGGTTAGAGGTGGAGACGAGCGCCCCGCTGAATCCGGCCGCGGAGGCGTTTTGCGGAAAATTACGCTGCTTGATCTCGAAGACCACAGGCCCGTTGGTCGATACCCCGGTTTTACTGAAGTCGGGGGCGATCCGGCTGATGAAGGCGAACGACTCCCCGTCCAGGAGCGTGAGGTCAGACCCCTCGACATGTGAAGCGAGGGAATACGCCTGGAGATTTCCAGATCCAGTTCTCAGTATCCGATTGACTCCGGTTTCGTGCTGGAACAATCGGTACCGGTTGATTTCCGTCCCCCACGCGATGGGATACCCGCTGAATGAGGAGTCAAGCCACGCCGTTCTGGACATGGAGCCAATGATCCAGTAATTGTCGACGTAGTTGTATGCGACGTAGCGGTTGTTCTCTATCGAGTCTGCCGATGGGTACCACCACCACACCTCGTTGAATCGGCTATTGTGGCCGGCGCAGACCTTCGCTCGCTGGAACCAGTTGAAATCGTCAAAGACGTAGGACTGCACCGTGCAGGGGAGAGAGTTGACGCTGCCGTTGTAGAAGCGGAAGGCGTTCAGGTCCATCCAGTACAACTGATTCCGTGCCTCGATGACGGCATTCGGCCCCACGATGGAGACGTTCTGCGCGGTGGTATTCAGCCCGAACGTATACGGAGGCCCCACGAACGTCAGTGCGTTGATGCCGATGTCTGTCCAGATGACTGTTTCCTGCCGGCCTCTGGTTTGCGCGATGATCCTCGACCCAGCAGAAACCCGCAGCCCTCCAGCCGTGGTATCGCGCCGCGGTTCCCACTCGACCAGGCTCTCCTGGTTTCCCCAGCGAATGAGAAGGGGATCGGCAGCAGCGGACCCGACCTCATTTGCGCCGAATACGAGGAGATGGCGGTCGCCTTCAGATACGGCAATGCCGGCGGAGTTGATGGTTGGGCACTGATTGCTCCCCGCGATACTGGAGAGTTCGACCGCACGCGCCCCCACGCCAACCGACGCATCCCAGTAGTAGATCTTCCCGCCGATTATGGCGGCGACAAGGTCTTCGCCGAAGTTGTCAATCGACCAGATGCGAATGCCGGATTCCAGGCCACTCCGGGGAGTGCCCCATGTTCCCTGCCCCCATGTTCCGACGCCCCAGCCGCCGGAGACGAAAGCGTTACTCGCCGAACCGATAGGTATCTCATACGTTGCAACTACCGCTGATCCTCCCCCACTGGTACTGATAAAGGGAACGCTAGTCGCCATGGAAATTCTGTAGCTATCGGCATCAATGACCTCGATCTGGAATTCCTTGTTGATATCGACAGCGGAGAAGCCGCCAACTGCGGTGGCCCCGGAGATTATAACGGAATCCCCGGTGACCCTTCCGTGCCCGATGTGTTCAACGCGCAGGGAGTTCGAGGTGGGTGGCCCTACTCCTGGTGCCTGGAGCATCTTGAGCGGATTAGGCAGCAGTGTTATCGGAGGCCCTACCGGGGTGATGTTGGAAACCGTGGTCTGATTCAGCAGTAACAGCTTCTTGTCTGTCCCGATTGCGGTGAACTGCTGACCGGCAAGGGTTGTCCACTGATGCAGGCATCGACAGACGCCGTAGGTTGTTTCCAGCGCATTCGTAGTTGACCCACCGTTGAGAAGTTCGATCCACCCCCCAATCGACTCCGGCATGCCCATGCGAAAGCGAACATTGTCGCAGTCATACCAGCCGCCCTCGTTCGAGAAGTTGGTCACGTCCCGAACGATTCCTGGGCGAAGCTGGATCTTCTTAAAGGGCATTATTTTTTGGAGGTTACGCTTTGCGTCTTGGGGTCGTATTGGCAGGCAGCGATCTCAAGGCCGGCGCGTTTGCACACAGCCTCGAAGATGGCCTGGATAGACTTCTGGAGTTCTGCCTCTTGCGTCCGCATCATCTGCGAGCGTAGAGCGATGTTCTCCAGCTTCACGCTGGCGAGTTCGATCTCGAGCTGTTCTTGCTTCGAGAGCTTCTCTTCAGCAACAAGCGGTAGGGCGATAACAAGAAAGAGTAGAGTTTTCATTTTGCGGATCGGTAGTTAACATCAACGAACGTATTGTTTCGGTCTCTGGATACCTCGAAGTCCAGCCACCAGCCGCCTATCGGCCTGGCCGAGCGGCCCCTCTCTGTATGATACCCAGACCCTCCCATTTCTTCGCGCTTGTACGTCCCGGCGCGGAGGAATAGCTGGGGTTGCTGCACAACGTGCCCCCTCCCATTGACGCCGATCATGATGTTCTCATCGCTGTTGCGCCTGTGGATGTGGCCGCTGATGTAGATATCCGCCGAGTACTGTCCTCGCGTGCGCGAGTTGTCGATCAGGCCTCGCGTGATCTCCCCGCCGCCGCCGTATCCGTGGTGGTAGTGCAACGTCCTTGAGTCGCGATGCCGGTTGCCGAGGTCAAACTTGAACCGGACAAAGCCGGTGAATGGCATATGTTCGCAAGGCCCCCCGAACGTGCGAAGATTCTGCGTCAGCCGCTCAAGCAGGTCTGTCTGGTGGTGCCTGAGAATGGAGGTCTCGTGGTTTCCGTCGCTGAGGACGGCGATGTTTTTCGCGTAGGGCAGGTACAGACCGGTGTGAAACGACACCAGCTTATCCAGGTAGTTTCCACCTCGCATCTCTGGTCGCAAGGCGGATTCACTTGCCCTCCGGTCCCACTTGCCTTCCATGGCGCAGAACGTATCCCCGAACTTGAGGATCGGGGCACCCAAGGCCACAGCCTCAGCGTGGTGCTTGCGGATCAGCGCAAGGTCGGAGTGGGCGTTATCGGCGTGTTCATCGGCGAGTAGCAACGCCGATACGATCTTCTTCTGGGAGCAGTCGAAGTCGATATCCACGCACTGTTTATCGGTGCGGGTTACCGTCCAGTTCACTTTTTTTCGTCCTGGAGTTGCGCCAGTACGTTCGTCAGTTTTTGCGGTAGGGGCAGGCCGGCCTTGCCGCAGTTTTCCATGATGGAAATCAGTTCGGTCAGGCAGAACCAGCCGGCCACATACGCCGACAGTTCAAACGGCATCGGGTGAACTGATTCAGCGATCTCCAAAGCGACAATCAGCAGGAGTGCGACTGTCTTCTTTACGAATCCCCTTCTGCTGACATCGGACGACACCGCGCCCGTGGACCACGCAACGAGAAACCCGGTTGCGAAATCGACGACCTGGAGGCCGAGCAGCCCCCACAATAACGTCGGCATCGAATAGATTGCCCCCAGAATTAGGCCAGGAATGGCCGCAATTGCCTTCTTCACGACGGCTTTACCCCGACCGCCTTTTCGATCAGAACAAAGAACTCAGCGAGGTGCGCGAGCGCCTCGACCAGGGCCTGCTCGTTCACGACCTCCTTGCCCGTTATCCGCCGGAGCAGCAGCGAAATGGCGGGAATCATCAAGGTGATATACCGCATGGCGCACGACAGCTTCTCTGGGCCCGTGCCTCCTGCCATTTCGGCATTCCGCACCCCGGTGTACACGACGTCAGCAACCGGGCGGAATGCTCCGGGGACCAGTTGCACAGCAATCGGTACGCCGTGGCTTGCGACTCTTTTTAACCAGCCCCACATCACAGCACCTCCCACGCCCGATTGAATGGCGTGATCGCGGTAAACAGGTACCGCCTCCCGTCAATGGTCACGGTCTGACCCAGCCAGGGGGTCGCATTCGAGGCGGCATAGAAGCGCCCCGGCTGCCCAGGAATCGGGCCACCGACCGGGCCGCCGATAGCGTTCTCGTCGGTGCCGTGGGACGGCAGGAGCGTCTTCGGGTCCAGCGTCGACACCGGGCGTCCAGCGGGCTTAAGCGTCATGCTCCACAGCCCCTCGAAATCGAACTGCGCCTCAACGGCTTCGGCTGGCTTCGGCGGGTTCTCTCCGCCGCCGTTAATCGCCCAGTTCTTTGCGGCCCCGAGAAACTGCTTCTCGTTCTCTGCATTGAAGTGATTCGCCATTGCATGGCCTTGGGCAATGAAACTCGCTCTAACTTCCTCTAGAAACATATCGGTCTCCTGTTATTCCTCGATTAAGTCCTGGACGCAATCCAGTCCAAAGTGATCATTGACGAAGCGCAATAGCTTCTCCACGTTGATCTTCAGCCGCTTGCCGGTCGGCGTGTGTGCCGAGTCATAAATCCATTCATTCGTAGTCTTGTCGTGCGGCGAGAGCAGCGTTGCGTTGCCCGCAGCGTCCATCACGCGCATCTCGCCGGATGTCGAATAGAACGAGCAGCCATTTGCCAGCGTGCCGACTGGTGCGGTGCCGTCGAAAATATGCAGCACCTTTGATCCCGCCGTTGTCGCTCTGGTTGCGTTGCCGCCAATGCAGACGTTGCCGACTGAGACGATACGCATGTGCTCTGTTAACGCAGTGTCGCCGGTGTTAACACGAGTGCTAAAAGCCAAATCTCCAACAGGCCCAGTTCCGTTTACGAGTAGTCCTTTAATGGCTGAAAATGCAAAATTACCGGAACTATTAGCTGCTGAGAAAAGAACAGAGCCACCATTCCCACCGGCAGCACCACTGTCAAACAGCATGATCGAACCACCTTTATTGCCGCTATTTGTGATAGCGGCGGTGGTTTGATTCTCTCCATTCACTTGCAATTGATAATCAGGACTCGTCGCGCCAATGCCGACGTTGCCAGATGTCGTAATCCGCGCCCGCTCGACCTGTGTTCCCGTCCGAAAAATAATCGCATCCGTAAACCCCGCCCCCGTCGTCGATTGAAGCGTGAGTGTACCCGATGCCGCGGTACCACCGTTCACGACCGGGCACACGGCACTGGTCACAATCGTCGGGGTGGTAAGCGTCGGAGAGGTCGCAAACACGTTGGCGCCGCTACCCGTTTCGTCCGTCAGCGCCGCCGCCAGGTTCGCCGATGTCGGCGTCGCCAGGAACGCCGCAACACCCGCCGCCAGACCGGAAACCCCCGTCGAAACCGGCAGCCCCGTACAGTTTGTCAGAGTCCCCGAAGTCGGCGTGCCCAGAATCGGAGTAACCAGCGTCGGGGAGGTCGCCAGCACCGCCGAACCAGTCCCCGTCACGGCGCTCACTTGGGTTCCGTTGATGCGAAGAACGTTGCCCGCGCCCGCGGTATCGAGCGTCTTGTTCGTGAGCGTATCCGTTGTCGCCCTGCCCACCAGCGTATCGGTAGCAGCGGGAAGGGTGAGGGTGCCAGACGCGGCGGCGGACGGCTGGAGTGTCGTCATGCCAGAAGATGAACCGGCAAGGGATATGTTGCTGAGGGCGGTCACGCTGGCCCCGCTCCCTGCCCCATTCAGAAACACAAGGACCCACGCGCCCGGAGCGATGGTGACCGTGCTGCCACTCCCCTGGGCAAGGATCACGCTAAATCCGCCCGTCGTGGAGTTCCTCGCCCAGTAGATCTTCTTCGCCGTATCCGGGCCGATGGTGACCGTGACGTTGGTGACCGATCTGGCCCCGGTGAAATTCAGCACCCGCGCCCGCGCCGGGGCACTCGCTCCGTCCGCAATCGTCAGCGTGGCGGTCGCTGTCGAGCCAGAGACATCGATAGCCTCGATTCCGTCGAGAGAGGCGTCGATCAGGCTGAATACATCATTGGCGATTGTTCCCCATGTCGAGGGATTTTCATTGAACGCTTGGAGCGTAAGGGCGTTGTTCGAGGTATATGTACTCGGCATTATGGGTTATTCAGGACGGTTTTAATTACAAGGTACCCAGCGTTCGCGGTTGGCGGCGGGAAGGACACGGTCAAGTTGTTGACTCCGTTTCCGGTGATATCCAGTCCGAAGTCGATAACAGCGATAGCGGGGTCTCCGCCCGCAGTCTCATCGTAGAGGAGGGCGCCCCGCGCCGTGAACGTCGGCGTTGTCCAGACCGCATCGGAGAAGTCGAGGATGACGACCGGGCCATTCGTTGTGTTGGCCGTTGTCACGGTAGCGGTGACGACGACGCCCTTCGTGCTGTATCCCCCGCCAGCGGCCACTTCCCCAGAACTGGTGTATCCGGTGGTCGCTGCGTTCAGCGTTGCCGCGTTGGTGTACAGGGCTAGCTTGATCTGATTGCTTCCGAAGTTGATCTTGCCGCCCAGCAGGTCCGTATAGAACGACGTGCAAACGTAGGAGCCGGTGAATGGCATTACTGCGTGACCTCCCTGCCGAGCGGACGATCCCGGTACTCGTCCTGTTGCAGCAGGCCCTCGGCGCTGCGCTTGAGTTCCCTCATTCCTGCCTCGTATTGCGCCTTGTACTCGGCCATCATGTCAGCCTGCCCTTTGTTGTAGATGTAGCCCTCGACCAGACACCCGTACAGAAGCACCGACGAGAAGTTAGCCGACAACCACGTTGTCCGCGATGGGGTGGCAGCCACGGTGATCGAAGTGGGAGCGCCAACGTAATCGAGGGTGTAGGAGTAGGTGGCATCGGGGGCTGGGCCGATCAGAATCGTTGCCGGGGCATTCGCATTGGGCGAGTCTGCGATAGCGTTGAGCATCGCGTATGCCTCGGGTTGCCCGGTGATTCCAGTATAAGCTGTGCGAATATAGCTGACTGCTTTCGGCAGAAGCGGGACGGAGTTGACATAGAGGCCCAGCGGCTCGACGAACGAGCCTGGTGTAGTAATCGTGGCCGTTGCTGTCGTCCCCGCCACGCTCTGCCGCTGGTCTGGGGTGCGAACCGAGTTATAGATCCGCTCCTCAGCCAGTCTGACGATGTCCGGGATGTTGCTGACAAAGGACGCCTCCTGGTTCTCGAGGTAGTCCTGCATCAACTGGACAAGAGTGGCGTAAGTCACCCTAGCACGCCTTGCCCTTCTTCATCATGCCGCCTTTGGCGTAGCCTTTCTTCGCCGCGGCGACCTTCTTCGCAGGCTTGGGCATTGCGTTCTTCCCGGCCTCGTTCTTCATGCGACCTTTCACTGGACCACCTCCTTTTTTCTTGGGAATCGCGGACCCTTTTTTCATCAGGCCCGCCAAGATGGGTATGATCTGCATCGCAAGACCGGCGGTAATCCCCGGAGTGCCGCCGAGTCCAGCGAGTCCGCCCATCACGGCAGACTGGAGCAGATCCTGTGTCGATTGCCGGCGCCTTCCGGTAGCAGGAGCAGCGGGGATCGCCGCGCTCTGCGACACGCCGGGGACGGGCATATTCATCGGGACGCCGGGGATACCGGCCAGACTCGGCGCGTTCGGGAATCGAACACCGCCCATGATCCGAGCCGCGCTATCGGCAGCGGCGTTGGTGGGGAGCATGCCCCCAAGCTGCTTGCGGACCACTTTGCCTTGAAACTTCATGTCAACCTCGCATTTACCTGGCCCAGTGTGACTTCCATCACTAGGTTCATAATTGGATTCCAACGGGCAAATGCGCGGGACGTTGCGAGTTCTGGCGTGTCCGGTCTTGGTTGCCAGAGGGCCTGTGGCTCTGCTCGGAAGAAGCGACCGACTTGGAGCTGTGGGTTATCCTCGTCGTCACACTGGGAGCAGACCTTGAGGCCATCCCTTTTTTGATTATATATGTGATCGCGGAGTTCGCGATACTTTATCGGTCGCCCGCAGATATCGCAGTAGGCATTGGAGTTCTGGCCGCTGGAGTATCCGCTCATCGGTAGCTCCGGTACGGAACGATTCGCAGCGGCGAGCGGTCGCGGTCCTCATCGGAGGCGAGGTCCCAGTCCTGGTCGTAGCGTTCCTTCAGCGCCGGGACAAGCGCCATGGACTCCTTGCGCTTGGCGGCAAGATGGTACGCAAGGCCGGAGATCAGCGCCGGGATGAAGCGGAAGGGCACGTCTGACGTATTCACCGCGCTGCCGGGGTCCTGGATACGCCGCATGCGCCAGTAGTAGAACGTATAGGTGCTGCTCTGATCCGGCACCAGCCAGAAGTAGATCGTCGGCTGCGCGACGCCTCGATGGATCATGAACTGCGTGGGCCTGCCGGGGGCCAGCTTATTTGGCAGCGAGGCGTACTGGTTGAACGAGATCCGGTCGATGGAGGAGTCGCTCTGCAACGTCTGGTTCCCGGCGAAGAGGCGCAGTTCGCCACTCAGGACATCCACAGTGTCGGTCGGCAGGGTATACGAGGACACTCCAGCGGTAAGCGGCAGTGTCTCCTCGTCGAGCGTCCAGAGGTTGATGCCGCGGTTCGCCCACTCGAGCGTGAGTAGGTTGAGGCTCCGTCGGGCGGTGATGTACTCGTGGCCCGTCATCGTCTGGATGCCGGCGCGTTCGTAGGCCTCGTCGATGATCTCGGCGATGGACGGGTTGTAGCTGGTGACTCCAGATGTGGGCATCGGTTATTTCCTCTTGACTGGCTGCTTCGAGAACTGCTTCCCCTTGGCGAGATCCTCGCGCTTCTTGCGGGTGGTGGCGGCGTACTCCTTGTCGGACATGGCCTCGCGCTTGCGGCGCGGCAGGTATCGCTCTCCGGTGGCCTCAGGGCCTTGCGTGGATGGCTTGCCGCTCTTGGTGCCCCAGTCTTCCTTCGTCCACTTGCTGAGGCTCTTCTGCGCGGAGGTTTTCCCGGCGCGATATCCCCCGCCTGCGTTCTGGTACCGCTGCGCCACGAGTTGCGCCTTGCGGGCGCTCCACTGCCCCGGCTTGCCACCCTTGCTGGACGCCATGATTTCGTCCTTGATGCGTTCGCGGAGGGAGGGGTTCGTGTACGCCATGGCGACTACCTCGACTTCTTCTTCATCCGGTCGGCCTCGCTCAGGGCGATGGCGATGGCCTGCTTGGGGTTCTTGACCTTCGCGCCGGAGGAGGAATTCAGCTTGCCCGCCTTGAACTCGCGCATGACCTTGCGGACTTTCGTTTCCTTCTTCACGTCAGTATTTCCCCTTACCGCTTGGCGGTGACTTCTTTGACCCTCCGGGGCCAGCCCAGAGGACCTTGCGCGACCAGTAGTTCGCCGACAGCTTGGAGTCCTTCCCCTTGATCCCCGCGCTGCGGGCGAGGTAGGACTTCCGTGCTGCGGCGCTGTAGTTGTGGCCCATGCTCGCATCGCCGAAGTGGATCAGCTTGACCTGATCGCCTTCCTTGGCGAGGACCATTTTTTTCTTCTCCGGGTTGTCCGATTTGATCGGCTTGTTGTACCCAGGGAAGGTGCGGCCACGATACTCGATGGACATCAGGGCTCCGGCGCGGGGGCGGGATTCTTCGCGGCCGCAAGAGCAGCTTCGATCTCCGCGAGGGTGGTCGGTTCGCCGCCTATGGTCAGCGCCGGGATCAGTGGAGCGATCCTCGCGGCATCGAGTTGCTTCTTCTTTGCGGCCATATCTGATTCCATCGCGGCGATCTGCGCGGCGACTTCGGGAGCATACTCCGCACGAGGCAGGATGACTCCCACGAGCAGGTTGTCCAGCAGCATCCGCATCATGAGATGCTCGGTGTTTGCTAGGCCGATGCTCTGCGCGTAGTGGTCGGCTACGCTAACGGTCGCCGCCGGGATGGTCACTTCGTAAGCGGGAAGGCTCCCGCGCTGGATGGTCAGTTTCACGTCCATGCCCTCTTAGTGTCGTCTGCCTAGGATTTTTCTCAGGCATTGCAGTTTGCCCCGGCCAACACGAGCGATGACCGGGGCTTGGTTTCTGTTAGAGAGAGATGCCCAGGTAGGCAGCCCACTCAATGATGATGATAATAATCGGGTCCATACTCTTATTCTAGTTCGCGTAGATTCGCCAGTTGGTGCCGTTGCTCCAGACAAGCACCGTATTCCCCCCGCCCCCGGCGACGGTGGTGCCGATCGTGGTGACGGTGGCGTCGGTAACGGTCGCCAACATGCCGGTGTTGCCGGAGGCCGTAGGAAGGTTGGCGACGGTGGAGCCGACGGGACGGACGCCGCGCAGGTAGAGATCGCGGAAGCTTCCCGCCGTGCCGTTGTTCACTTCGATGACTCCGCCGGTGTTGCGGGCAAAAGCGGCGTCGACCGATGGATTTATCCCGTCCGTTGTGCTACCGAACTGCACCATTCCAAGGTTGTTTAGTACAAAATGCAAAGCTGATATTGATGCTGACCTTGTGCCATTGTCCATTGAAAATCGTACATTCGCGGCAGTAGTCAACCCCGCAACCTGCGTCCCCGCCGCGTTCTGCCAAGTCGTCAAATTCGTCGAGCTCTGCCCCGCCCCGGCGCGGACGATGAGCTGGGTGGCTCCGGTGGTGGGGGTTTGGTTGAAGAACTGCCAAACCCCGCCCTGAGTCACTTCGCCAACGTTAGTTCCGGCTGAATTGATAAACGCTAGCGTTCCCGATGCCGCAACATTCCTGATGCGGTATTCCGCAATACCGACTTGTGTTAACCGAAGGTCAGAACTCTCTCCGCTGGAGGAGCGCACATCGAAGAGGTTTCCACCGATCACGTTACCAGTTGCGAAAATGCTCCCCGCCACCTGCAACCGATTCGTCCCGTCGTCGGTGGTGGTGCCGAGGAGGAGGTTGCCGGTGCCGACGAAATATCGGAAGTTCGTGTTACTCCCCGCCACCCCCGCCCCGGTGCCGTAGAGGACCCGGCCGGAGGCGACGGAGGAGGCACCGCCGACTGCGCCGCCACTCGGAGTCGATCCACTCCCCACCAACTCCCACCCGAACGACGATCCCCCCGTTGAGGAGCACACATAGAACGTGCTATTTATCGCGCCGCCGTCCTTCCGCGCCCAGACCCGGCCTACGTTGTTGGCGTTCGTGCATTGCGCGGCGATGGGAGCGCCGTTGCCACTTACCACCGACGTAGCCGCGCCATACTGACCGCGGGCCGCTACCGCGACCACAAGCAAAAGCAGGTATTTCATCATTCTAGACATCCATCTGAATGACGGTCGCCAGGACGCTACCCGCGCCAACCGTCTGATTGATCCGCACCGCCCGAACGGGAGCAGTGAACTCCACGATGTCGCCCGTGGTCGCGCCGGTCATTGACGGATGCGATTTCCAGTTCGCCGACGCCGGGGTGAAGGTCGATGCAAACGGGTCGTCCGCAGTGAACTCCAGGCTGTACGTTGCCGAGCCCGTCACAACCGTATTCACGCTAAC